ACCCTTATAACGCAACCCAATGTTTTCAATAGCAGTGGCGCGTCTTTGCTCATAAGATGAGTTTATAAGGTTGGCTTGCAAGGTAGAAACATCACGTCCAACAGAATATCCAGTAGAACGCATTAAAGCCTGTGAAGAACCGCTTGCTGTACTCATTCCAGTAGCAGCCATAGTAGCTAACTGGCGACCTAATACTTGCCTGCCCTGACGTTTAATATCTGAAATTTGGTCTGCCGTTTGGTTTGTTTCGTATCGAATGTTTCGTTCAGTCGCAATTTCATTTAAACGCGCTTGCGTTTCAGCAGCACGTTGTTGCATACGACCATAAGTCTTTGCAGTCTTGTACCCCATATAACCGCTATACAAACTAGCGGCAGCAGACGCAATACCAGAAACGACACCCCATTTGGCGTTCGATTCTGCGTTCTTCAAAATTTGTTCATTTGTAGGTGCCATAATTATTTCTCCGTAGAAAATCTAAAAATTCCAAAGTCAACACCATTGATAGATACGTTGTGTCCGACTTTTTTAAATCCTGCCCATTCATTTAATTGTACAGCCCTCTTATATCTTAAATCAGTTACAACGAATAATGGCCCATATTTGTTATACCATTTTTTTACAGTTTTGCGTACTTCTTTCATGAAAGACAATTTGTGTTCCTCAACGAACACAGTAGTTAATAGCCAAGAATAATGGAATTTATTTTCCTCAATTACCCCATACAAAGCAAGCGGTCTGTCTTTATCGTCGACAAAACAAAAACTTTCAATACTGTTTTTGTGAGAAATCCGAATATGGTCTGCTAAAGGAAGTCGTGTTACAGATACACACTCTGCGGCATCTTCTGCCCTTGCATATTTCGAAAAGAACTCGGCATCTCCTGGCTTTATTTCTCTTATCTTCATCGTTCGTATTCTATTTCTGGTGTAATAGATACAACGGTAATCGGTAGAGGTTCGTCCTGACGTATTTTCACAGCAGTCTTTTCGTCGTGCGTAGAAGCCACAATTTCACAATATACACCCGATTTCAATGCAATCGGTATATTATATCCTTCCTGCTCTCTACGAAGCATATCTACTTCGGTGTGCCCATTTACGCTCAACTTAGACCCACGCGACGCATTGTATCTAATGGAAACAGCAACAACCCGTTTCTTACGATTCAAGCTGCTACCATCTCCAGTGTTTACATCAAACGTCAAAGTTTCCAAAACAGACTCATACGGCAAACCTACCGTCACAACACTGGCAGGGATAGGCAAAGTAATTTGCCCATTGGTTACTACCAAACCTTTTACCACATTTCCGTCTGCTAATGCAACTACATTTTGTCCTTCTAAATAATCAAGACCAGAAATCACAGTAGCGGGATCACCACGATAAGTTCTACCACAATCCACAAAGAAACATTCCTCTGGGTCGGAAGAAAGTAAACGTGTTGGCATCTTTTCAACGAAAGTACCATTTTCACGTTCTACTGCAAGATACAAGTGTTCTTCTGTACCAGTAGAACATACTGAAATAGAAAGCACTTTACCACCAAAATCCATAGGAGTCCAAGCGATTACATTTTGCTGGCGCAAATAAGTACACGCTAAAACGGTTCCTTCTTCTTGTAACACCCAGATAATCGAATAAGGTTCTTGTTGGTAGGCCAAAGTCTTAATAACTTTTCCATCGAACAAATGGTTAGCCAAAAGTGTAATATCTTGACCAGCGTATCCGTCAGTTTCGAAGTTGTAGGCATAATCAGAAATAGCCTGTTTCATCGGGTGAGCATAAATAATATGGTCGCGCACTACTACTGGCTTAACGTCTGAACCACCAGTAGCACCTTGTTTTAAGAACGTAGCGGATTGAGGAGTAAATGTATCGTTATTGTGTACGAAGTTACCGTCATCAGAATACACCGCTAGTTTCTGACCAGCAACAATCGAATTTATTTTATCAATCTTTTTATCTTTGATAATAACAGAAATAGCATCGTCCTCATTGACTTCAGAAGATACTCCAAAGTTTTTATAATCCGATATTTTTGTTGCGTCGATTTCGTTGTTTGTTGCCCACACGATTCTGTCTTGGTATAGGTCGACTTCTGTAGGCCAGGAATCAATGTTGCTCCAGAGATACAGGCGAAAGGTGCATAAATGACTGCCCTCACTTAAACAGTAATCGAACATTGTTTGGTTATCTATAATACCAATATAGATAGAAGTAGCAGACAAATAACTTTGCCCGTATGTATAGAAATACGCATGTACCTCAGGAATCGTAAACTCATACGTCAATACCTGGGGGCCAGCACCAATAACATAATGAATACGAACAAACACCAATTCGTCAAAATAAATAGTTCTGTTATAGTTCACGTCCTTAGAAGAAGAATAACTTCTATATACAGACCAAGTGGCATTATCTTTTGAATACTCAATATCTACATGCCCCCCCCAAGTACCACTCGTATAAAAAACACATGACCCTTGCGCCAAAGAAACACTCGAATAACCATTTCTACCGCTATCCCCAGAACCAGTGGAAATGCTTCCACGCAACTCAGTACCAGCTAACTTAAATTCAACTTCATAGTTTCTGTTTATATCTTGTGTTGTAAACGTAAAATCATTCGCAGTTAAAGAATATCCTGCTTGAGTGGCACTCACAGTATAATCAACAATGCGATTGATTGCTTGTAGATTGTTGTAATTAGCTACTACGTTTTGCACTGAATGATCGTATTTACTTACATATACGTCATTGTTATAACCTCTATTAAGATACAAACCGTCAGAAATACTGAAAATATTGTTTACCAATTCTACACTGTTGCTTGGGAAAACAAACGTGTTTGTTTCGTCGTTAAGATATGCTAGTTTATTGTTATAATCATTACGCAAGAAAATGGCAGTAAATAACACCCCATTATGTTCTATAAAATTGCTTGTATAATAATAGTTACTTGGAACAGAAGGAGTTGACAAAACATTTAAATCATAGTCAAAAACATAAGGGCCATACCCATCGCCCATGGGAACATAAATCTTATTATTATGCAAACACATTTCAAACTGAAAATACGAAGGATAGGTTCTATTTCTTTTAACCCAGTTTGCAAAATCAGTAGTATATGCAATTTGTCTATTATACGTTCCTGGAGCATAAACGATTAAATAAAATCTTCCATTAGCATATTTTAAAGAATTTCTTGTTCTGCCAAAAGAAGTAAAGGGCGCATTTTGAAAAGGAATACGTTGTATTAAACTTGGATTTGTGAATGTATATACTGCCAAATCTTCTTGATCTCCATACAATAAAGCATAATACACTCCACTTACTTCAATAACACAAGAAAACTTATATCCGTTAGGATAACTAATCCAGTTAATACCATCAAGAGAATACTTCTGCCAACTGAAAACTATACCGTTTGCAGATAACAAAATATTATTATAGTTCACCACTTCTTCTTGTTCACAAAAAACGGGATTGGATAAATCTTGTGCCCAACCGCCAGATGAATTTCCAGAATAAGACGAACCAAACAACAATCTTCCACCTGGCCTTCCGACCTCAGTCGTTACTACACCAGAAAATTCCTCAATTTGCAAAGGGCCATTTTGATAGTCATAATCAGAAAAAGCCCAGTTGGTATGCCCATATCTATTCAACACCTTTGGCACTCCACCCCAAGCAATATACATAACGTCACCTGTTTGACAGTATTTTATCTTAGACAAATCTTGAGTTGTAAAAGGTGATTCAATTTCGTAAGGGCTGTTACTGCTAGTCACTACCTGCCCATCCGCAGTATAGAAACGACAATATCCATTCCCAAACTCAATTACATAAGTTTCGTTAGAGCTGAACTCGAATGGAATTAAGCGAACTACTTCGTCTTTCGCCTGAGCCAACATAACCGTACCTGCACGATTACTCACACCACCCTGAGGGTGTACGAACATATTCTTGCCAGACTTCACAGAAGATACAAACTTCTGAAAATCTACGCGGTCATAGAGTAACGGAGAGATTTCTCCATTATTAAAACTCGGTTGTAATTGGTGAAGGACAGGCATTTATTTCTCCCTTACGTCAAGATAAGGATTGAGGAAAACAGCATCTTCTAACTGCTCAACCTTGTTCACATATCTAGCACCGTCTAAAGCCATTTGGTATTGCTGATACGCAAGCTTCGTAATCTCCAAAGAACCTGTAAGAGAATGAGCCATTTTGTAGGCCATTAAAGCAGACATAGCATCAACAAAAGGTGCATCAAACATAGACGTATCTGTAATGTTCTTTGTATACTCCGCATAGGCTTCAGCACATTCTGTACGAATTACTTCTTTTTTTGAAAGATTATCGAACTCCAATTTGAATTGTTGTTCTTTCAGCCCTCTGTGTAAAGCATCGTTGTATACCTTGGAAACGAACAAACAATTAGCAGGCTTCTGATAAATATAAGCCATTTTGTTTCCCAAATCTTCTTCACGAACTAATAACAATTTTTCTTGGCAACGAGCGAAAGACCAATCATGTTCACGCAATACTTGTTGACGAACAATATCATAATATTGTTTGCACAAAGTAGCTCTATTGTTTACCTCTGACAAAGAGGACAATGCCGCTTGTCCTAAGATTGATAAAGCCAAATTACAAATATTTAATTTAGTAGTTTCCATTTATTATCCTCTTTGTAAGAGGGGCGACGTTTTAAGCCGCCCCAGACATTCCTTATTAGTCGTGCCCAATCGGAGGCATAGCAGTAAGGAAAGCGGTTACTTTACCAGCAGTGGCGTTAGAACCGCCAACGCTGTAGTAAGCGCGAACATAGCGTTTGCAACCAGCAGGCAAACGCATGCAGCACACGATAGAATCAGCGGTTAAATCAGCCGCAGCAATCGCGCCAGAGCTCGCTAAGGTTACAGCGTTAGAGAAGTTGGAAGCAGAATCGGTTTGAATACCAATCGTCAAAGACGTTAAGGTAGCAAACGAAACGTTCACTTTCACTACCAACCACAAAGCACCATACGCATCGCCAGCTTTTACCTGGTCGATAGAGTTGGTGGAAGCAGCAGAAGCCGTTACAGCTTGTTCACTAGAAAGAACTAAGGTATTATCTAATAACATGTTTCAATTCCTCCTTACGAAATCACCGCTTCGGTGCTAGAAATGAAGTCGCATACGCGAACAGGCAAGCCGTTGTAGTTCATCACTTGCGGATAGACAGGCACGTCTTTCGTGAAGTACACGTTAGATTTGCCGTCAATGGCCTGTTGCAATTTGAAGCGAGTGGCTTTGTTCATATACAGAACAGGTTTACCACCGCCCATATCTACACGGTTCATTAACTCGTCCAGAGCAGCGCGTAATTCAGCACCAGTCGTATCGGCATCAATGTTGCAAACACGACCAGCATAACGCCAGTCTTGTACACAAAGACCGAGTTTCCACTCGAAGTATTCTTCGTATACAGGCAAGCGACCGCCGTTTCCGTCGTCAATCATGTGCGGCCCATTCGGGGTCATATCTTCGTGTTGCAACCCAGCTTTCGTTCCTTTGGGGAAGAAGGTGAATACTTTATCGGTATCCCAGGTTACTAAGTAGATAGAGGTGCAACCGTTAGAGGTATCGCCCAACGCAGAAACTACGTTGCGAGAAGAATCTTCTTGGTCGAAACCATTGGCAGGCAACACATTGTAACGAGAAGCTAAACCAGTGAATTGTTCTTCATTTTTCTTATGAGAACCATAAAGCAAGGTTTTACCCATCGTGTTCGCCATACCTTCAATAATGGTTTTGGCTTGACCAGCGCGTACTTGAGAAACTTTACCACCTTTTTCGGCGATAAGTTTATCTACGATAGACAGGTTAGACAAGGTTCCGAAAGATTCGGTGACTTGTTTTAATTGCCCTTTTTGCGGTTGGATCCCTTTGTAAGCCCGACGCCAAGTGCCTTCGGGAATACCAGTGCGAACCGCGTATAAGTGACCAGCATCCGAGTTAGATTCAATCGTCACAGCATCTTCAATCATCGGGTTCTTTTTGGTCAATACTTCGGCGACCGCAAGTTCTTCACCGCTTTCAGTAAATTGCTTAGAGTAATCTAACAAGGTATATACTTCATTACCTACAATTTGCATTGTATTTCTCCTTTATTATTTTTTTCCGTACAACGCTTCTTCAAAAGTCATTGTACTTTTTACACCGTTGCTTGTGCCAGGAACCGTTTTATCAACAGCAAGTTTGCTACCGATATTACGGAACACCCGAACCATAGCAGGGTGATTCTCAAGCCCAGTATCTTTTAAAAGTTTAACAAACTCATCGTCGCCAAAACGTTTAAAAGCAGCAGCAGCTTCACCAAGTTTTTGCTCAGCGTTTTCGCCAAGCTCTTTCATGGTATCTTCTTTCCATTTCTTCTGCATTTCTCTGAACGCATTGTCTGCGTTTTGGATATTTTGCGCGTCCATATCCACGAGCTTTTGGGCTTGGTCTTTTGTGAGTCCTAATTCCTTGGCGACGGTTTTGAAAGACGCCATTTTCTTTTCGTCAATCTTCATACCGTCAGGAATTTTGAACTCGGTACTATCATTTACAACTTCGGGTGTGCTGGGTTTCTGTTCCGCATCACTCCCTTTATTTGGGTCCTTGTTAGACCCCAAATCATTTTTATTCTCAGGTTCCGTTGTCGTAGGAGCAGGAGTCGTTTCCTGCGGTTTAGGTTCCGTAGGAGTCGGTTCTGTCTGCGAAGCGGAAGGTGTCGGCTCCGTAGTGGGAGTCGGCGTAGTTTCAGTAGGTTTCGTTGTTTCGTCTGCCATATTATTCCTCCGATTGTTCTTTTTCCAAAGAAGCTACCATACTGTTCCATTCGTTCTTCATTTGAAAGATAGCGGCCTTATCTGCTTCTAGGACAAGCTTTTTAATGCGTTCTGCTACAAATGCCTTACCGCACTCATAAGCCGTGTCCTGGGGCCGTTCTGGGCAATATAGCGCGTCAGCTGGGGCCGCGTGAAGAATAAAATAATACAGTACAGCTCTGCCAGCCGAAGTCTTTAACAGACTCCGCATATCCAATACTAACTTCTTATGGATTTTTTCTTCTGGCATTATATGCTTCCTTGTTCCATCATTTTGTCGAGAGCAGAGTTCTTGTCTAGTTCAATGTCGCTTGCTTCTTTAGCCATTTGCAACTCGTTCACGGCCTGTTGTTGCTGAGCCATTTGAGCCTGTTCTTGCGCTCGTTGCTCTCGAATTTGAGCCACCACTTCCTCATCATTGAGCATAATAGGTTCAACTCCTATCATCTTCGCAACCTTGCGAGTAATGGCATCAAAATTCAAATTGTCTAACACACTAGGATTGGCTTGTGCCAAGTTATACATAACTCCTAAGTATTGATTCGTAGCAACAACACCACTCATTTTTTGGGCTTGTGCTACCATAGAAACATATTCAATGTTTAGTTCCTGGCCCTGAATATCTTCAGGTGCAGGCGGTACAATACCAGCGTCTAGTGCATAGTTAAAAATCAAATTGATTAGAATATCCAAAACTTCCATTTTGAACATCTCAAATATCGGGCCAAGCATCATTAGCTTTTCGCTATGCAATTCTTCTACTTCACGAGCAGTTTTCTCTTGCGTAATAGTTTGCAACATTGAGA